TGAATATTTTAACCAGCTTTTCGAAGCTGCACAACTATGTATTTATTTTGACCACGTTGTTGTGGTGGTCGTGTTATTTATTGAGTAAACTGTTTTCTGTACCATTATTGTCTTTGGAGGAACAGGTCGCTCGTTGCCAGGCACTTGTGTCTATGGCTCCGCGAGTGATAGTTGGAAATTTTGATGGGCTTGAATTTGACTCGACTGAAGCATTTTTATCGGAGCTTCGACGTAGCATTCATAGTCTAGAGTCGGCAGTTGTTAACCCATTTCTAGACACAAACACAAGGTTAGATTTGGTGCTGTCCCGTGCGCGAGATGTTGATACACGTATCACTCTTGGAATTCGCACGGATTTTGTTCGTAAACAGCCCTTCGGTATTCTGGTGGCAGGTCCACCAGGAAGTGGGAAGACATTCGGCTCACAAAACCTGGCTATACGCCTCTATAATCTAAATCATGAGAAGCCTGCGACTAAGCAGGATATTGTGGTTCTCAATGAGGGAGATGAGTTCCAATCGGAATTTAGATCTTGTCACCGGATCGTATTATTTGATGATTTAGGCGCCACTAAAACTAGTGTGGTTGCTGCAGATCCTTTCCGGAAAATAATTGACTTTATCAACAACGTCCCCAAAACTGCGTTGAACCCTCACCTCGATCTCAAGGGAAATGTTTGGATCAACCCGGACATAGTTGTCGCTACTACGAACTTGTTCATACCGTTTTCTCAGGGAAACAATGTCAACAACACAGAAGCAATTCAGTGTGTGGCTGCTATTAATCGACGCTTTCCAGTAAAGATTTGGCAGCAAGGATTTGACGAGTTTTATATTGTAGACAATCATGATACTCAGATGGGTTACAAAAGAGATGATGGGTCTCATTATAAGTTTCATTACACCCGTCTAAACTCTGAACAGCTCTATGAGAGGGTCAAGGAGATCTATCTAGAGCATTGTGAATCTCAGGAGAAGTTTGTGGAAATGGTCGAAGACCAGGTCCGTCCTGAGGGTTTGTATGGTACAGCATTGAAGTTCGCTGCCATTACATCTCTTCAAGCTATCGCTCGCCTCACTATATCTCTAGAAGCCAGAGATGGGGATGAGGGATTAGCTGCACTTTTAGTTGCATTAAGACGCTTTGTGGCAACACCACTTCAA